TAAACAAATTGAAGAAGCAGTTATTCAAGCTGCAATATTTGCTGGAATTTTATCTTTAATAAGTGGTGGTGCAGCAGGTGGTGGAGTATCATTTATGGGAGCATTTAAAGGTGTATTAGGTTTAGCGAGTGGTGGTGTTGCAACTGGTCCAACATTAGCAATGATTGGTGAGGGAAGTGAAAGCGAAGCAGTTTTGCCATTAAGCAAACTTAGTAATATAATGCAAGGTTCATTTAACGCAGGTTCAATGAGTGGCAGTTCTGCTGGTAGTGGTGGGCAATTTATATTAAGAGGTCAAGATTTATTACTTGCAGTAAATAGAAGTCAAAAGGCATCAAACATTAAAGGACAATCAATCAGTTTAGCATAATGCCTTACGGATTAAGATATACAATAACTCAAATTTTAAGGAATGGTAATAACCAAGTACTTGAGATTTATGAGAGAGATTATGTTGCTGGAGTAGTTAAAACCTATAAGCCAGTATCAATAATAGTTCAGCCTAACTCAAACGAGGAATATCCATATCCTACAATTATATCTACTCAGGTTAACTTTTCTATATTATTAGAAACGCAAGATGATTACGACCAATTCCCAAATGTACTTAGTCAAGATGATAGAAAGTATTATGTAATACTAAAAGAAAGTACTAATGTAATGTGGAGGGGTTTTATGTTTAATGATTATACTCAAATGGGTTTTTCAACAGGCATAACTCAAGCAGATTTTACTTGTATTGATGGCATATCTTTTATACAAAATATTGAATATGTAAGAGATGATAGTATCAATCAATTAGACACTCAATTAAATGTAATTAGTGATGGCTTAAAGTTATTAGGCTATCCAGATGTATTAAATTTAGTTGTAGCTTGTTCTTACTTTGCAGATGGTATGGTTGATAGACAAGATGCAGTAAGTAACGAGCCTTTTAGTCAAATCTATCAGTATAGAAGGGATTTTATGGGCGAGTCTTATTATGAGATTATTGGTAAAATAATGACCTCATTTAATTGTAGAATGTTCCAAGCTAATGGAGATTGGTGTATATTCTCAATGAATGAAATGGCAGCTTCTACTAATTATTTTACTAAATATAATATTTTAGCTACTCCTACAATAACAAGTAGTGGTGTTTTAAGTAATACAGTTAATATAGTTCCTTATGCAGATGGTAATGTGCATTTTATTAATAATAGTCAATTAAAGCTATTAAAGAAAGGATTTTATAATATACAAGGGAGAGGTGCTTATGAATCAGCTTTAAACTATTGCGACAATGCAGACTTAAAGCTAAATGGTTATCCAAGTACTAATACTGCAACTGGATTTATTTTAGGAGCAACAGGAGATTCAACAACAACAATAGCACCAGATGCAATAGGTCAATTTGATACAGTTTCTTTATCAAGAGGCACAAGTGGAACTGCTAGTTTTGAAAATGGTAATTTAGCTGCTCCAAATTATTTCCTTCCTTACATTGGCGAAGTCCCTTTTAAGTTAAGTTTTGAACATAAAACAGTAACAGGTGCTAAATTGCAAATACAATTAATAACATCAAGTGGTACAAGATATTTAGATGCAAATGGAGTATGGCAATCTTCTGTACAAAATTTAACAATAGATGCAACTGATAATGTATTTACAACATATTCTAAAGATATTCCAGCATATGTTGTATCAAATGTTCAAATTTTTGGATATTTAAAGTTTAAGATATTATGTGATTCATCTGCACAAGTAACAACACTTAAAAACTTTATCATACAAAGAGGGGATAGTCAAATAACATTTATTGAAGCTAACTATGTTGCTGATAATACAATACAATCTACCTTAAAAGTATTTGAACAACCTTATGGAAATAACTATCTTACTACTTATAACTATTCATCTAATAAAGGTGTTTTATGTGCTTCAGATGGTACATTCTTAGAGAATTGGTATTCATCTTGCCCTAGTGGTACTCCTTTGGGTGCAATAGATTTAGTTGTATTTATGACTTATCAAAACATAAGAAACCTAAATAAGAATGTGGCAACAGTAGAATGTGATTTAGGAGAGCATATAAGTAGTGGGGCATTTGTCTATTTAGATAAGGTATTTACTACTACGGACACAGTTACAGGAAACTTATCTTATACTGGTAAGAAATTCATTATGAATAGAGTTAGTCAAAATTCTTATGTAAACGAATTAAACTCGGTTCAATTAATTGAGGTAAGTGTTGCTACAATATCGGCATTTATCGTTCCAAATTACATAACAGATACAGGGCAACTCGGTCCATTCTGGTTAGCACAATTTAATATTAATATAGTTTAACTTTGCAATATGGCAGATAAAGTACAAGGTAATAATATGATTCTCTATTGGCAAAATCCCAATGGACAATTCTATCTTAATGGTGGCATATCACAAGGCTCAATAGGTGGTAATTCTTACTATCAATTTAGTTCTACTGAAAATGTAGGAAGTAGTGCTAACTTTACTGCAACAGGAGATAATATAATAGCTAGGTTTATTACGGATACTAATAAGCCTAATATGACTACTATTCCTGCTGGTACTTGGACTTTTAGTTCTTATGTATCTATTACAACAAATTTATCAGGTAGTCCAGCATTTTATTATATAATTTATAAATATGATGGAACAACATTTACATCTTTAGCAAGTAGTACTGCAACGACCCTAACATCAACATCAATAACATTATATAATACTTCGGTAAGTTTTCCTGCAACAGGATTATCTGCAACTGATAGAATAGTTGTTATGGTTTATCCTCAAAATGTAAGTACTAGAAATATTACTTTTTATACACAAGGAAATAATGTATCTAGTGTAATAACTTCAATACCAACTGATATTCCTTTTGCTTGTTCAACAAATTGTTCTTTCTCAGTTAATGTGGACCAAAAAGAAGTAACATCTCAAACGAGTGCTTGGTATCGTGAATTTAAGAACGATATAGCTAATTGGAGTGTGAATTGCGATGGATTAATAACATTAGATAACTATGGTTATTTATACTTATTGCAAACGCAACAAAATAGAACACAAATAGCGATTAAATTTGCTATTGACAATGGGGTAGATGGATTGGTAATTATAGGTGGAAATTGTAATCTTACAAGTTTACAAATCAATGCTCCTTATAAGGACATAGGTACTTATTCAGTAGGTTTACAAGGTTCAGGTGCTTATTCAACTTCAGGAGTATCAATAAATCAAAATGGTGTGATAATAACGGCAAGTGGTCAAGTGTATATGAAATCTTCAACGGCAGCAGGAGGAGAGACTACTATTACTTATGCAGATATGATAGGAAAGATATGTCTTGGCTTTACAAGAGGTGGAGTTGAGGTAAGAGAGATTTTGACAACAGGAACTCCTACAAATGACCAGATTAAGTTTGCAAGTGCAACAGGTATTGTAACATTTGGTAGGGCATTAGAAGCAGATGAATTTATAAGAGGAATATTTCAATAATTAATATGAGCAATCAATTACAAGTATCAGGAGAAGCAAAAATTAGGGCTATACAAGGGCCAGTAGTAGCTAATAGTGGTGTAATAACTGCCTTAGATGGTGATGCTTCTGAATATGTTAGAGGAGATGGTACTTTAGCTGATTTCCCTACATCAACAGGTGGTGGAAGTTCGGTTTCTTATTATCTTAATACAAGTGTAAGTCAAGGTACAATAGGAGGGGTTGCTTATAAACAATTAAGTAAAACTCCTATTAGTGGTGCTGGAACTGATGTTAGTACTTCGGTTGATGGTTACATAGCAAGTTATATTACTGATGCTAATGACCCTGCTTTATTAGAAGTACCTGCTGGAAACTTTAATTGTGAGTTTTATTTTAGTGTAAACTCTAATGCTCATAATCCTTATGTTTATGCAGAAGTCTATAAGTATGACGGAACAACTTTTACCTTATTAGGTAGCAATGTATCTATACCACAATATTTAAGTAATGGAACTACATTAAGTCCTTATTACTTTGCGATAGCAGTTTCTACTGCTGTTTTAACTGTAACGGATAGAATAGCAATTAGAATCTATGTAAATGTAGATGGTAGAACAGTTACTTTACATACTGAGAATAATCATTTGTGTCAAGTGGTTACTACTTTCTCAAAGGGGTTAATTTCTTTAAATAACCTTACAAGACAAAACCAATTCTTTGCGACAGGCACAAGTGGAACTGACTTTGCTATATCAAGTGCAACAGCTACTCATACTTTTAATCTACCTGTGGCTTCGGCTGCAAATACTGGTAAGTTAAGTTCTACCGATTGGAGTACATTTAATGCTAAAGTTCCTTATACTGGAGCGACTGCAAATGTTGATTTAGGTAATTTTAATTTTGATGCTAATGAGATTAGAGGTGGGTCAATTATAGCTAAATTAAATGGTCTAGCATCAAGTCCATTTATTTTAATGACTGGTAGTTCTGGTTACATATTTGGTTATGATGCTATTTCTATGATTAGTTCTCCAACAACTGCTAATACATTAATAATAACTTCTAATATAGGTGTAATTACTAAAACTGCTCAAATTGGTCTTGGTTCATTAACTGCAACTAGAACTTACACACTTCCAGATGCAAGTGGAACAATAGCTTTAACAAGTGATTTAGGTTCTTATCTTCCATTAGCTGGTGGTACACTTACTGGTGCATTAGGTGGAACAAGTGCTTTGTTTACTGGTAATTTAAGAACAGATACAGGATTAGGAATAAAATATGGTTCTTTTGTATCTACAT